CCACCTCCGCCGGATCGGCGAGCTTTAAGCGCCAACCGAACTTGACCACCCTATGACCGCCACAGCTACCTTTACCCCCGAGCAGATCACCGCGCTTTACGCGGAGTTCGCCAAGACAGCCGTCGATGAATTCAACACGAACGGCCGCTTCAAGCCCGCAATCTTCCTGGTCGCGCGTCGCATCGACGGACACGTGGTCGCCGAGATGCCCGAACAACTGACGGAAGAGTTTTTGAGCAAGGCACCGGACCGCCTGGAGTTCGTGGTCCGAGCGCTTCTGACCGAAGGCACGTCAGCGCGCGAGCAGGTGAGACCGAAGCCCGACGCTGTGGTCATCATCACCGAGGCGTTCGACGTTGCCGTCCCGCGCAACGCTGACGGCAGCCCGCGCGCACTGACGGCGGAGGTCATCGCCGAAGTGACCGCGAGCGCCGATGAGATTCTGGCCGTGCAGATTTTCACGTCGACCGAAGCGTGGGCAGGCACCTCAAAGATCGCAGGCACGCCGAGACGAGCCACCTTCATGCCGGAAGTACGCAAGGTGGTCACGTTCGTGACCGTCCCGGTCCAAGCCCCGACCATGCACTGACAGAGGACACAATGAAGCAAGTTCTGCACGACGAGGGTTCACGCCCGATCAAGATCTGGACCGACGAAGTCGAGGCCAGCGCGCTTACCCAACTGAAGAACCTCGCACGGCTGCCGTTCATCGCCGGCAATGGCGTGGCCTGCATGCCCGACGTGCACGCTGGCATCGGATCGACGGTCGGCACGGTCATCGCAACCGACAAGGCGATCATCCCGGCCGCCGTCGGCGTGGATATCGGCTGCGGCATGAACGCGGTGCGCCTGTCGCTCAAGGCCAGTGATCTGCCCGATAGCCTGACCACGATTCGTCATCAGATCGAGCGCGACGTGCCGCTTGGGGCTGGTGGCCAGCACCGCCGAGCCCAAGAACTCGACTCCAACGCAAAGCGTATCCCCGCAGGGACAACCGCCGCGCACATGGCGGTTAGCCAGGCGTTCGGAGGATGGGACAAGGCGTTTGGAAAGGCAGCGGCTCAATTGGGTTCCCTCGGGAGCGGCAATCACTTCATCGAAATCTGCCTGGACGAGGCGCAGGACGTCTGGATCATGCTGCACTCCGGATCGCGCGGCGTCGGCAACCTGATCGGCCGGTATTTCATCGAGAAGGCAAAGCGGCGCATGGAGCAATACTTCATCAGCCTGCCGGACGGTGATCTCGCCTATCTGCCCGAGGACAGCGACGACTTCCGTGAATATGTCGAGGCAGTCCAGTGGGCGCAGGACTACGCGCTAGAGAATCGCCGCGTGATGATGGAAGCGGTGATCGCCGCGCTGCGCCGCCATATCCCGATCGAGTTCACGATCACGCAGGAGGCGATCAACTGCCACCACAACTATGTCGAGAAGGAAAACCACTTCGGCCGGAATCTGTGGGTCACGCGCAAAGGCGCGATCCGTGCGCGCGAAGGCGACCTCGGCATCATTCCGGGTTCGATGGGCCAGCGCAGCTATATCGTTCGCGGCAAGGGCAACGCCGAATCGTACTGCTCATGCTCGCACGGCGCCGGCCGGAAGATGAGCCGCACTCAGGCGCGCAAGACGTTCACCATCGCCGACCTCGCGGCACAGACAGAAGGTGTCGAGTGCCGCAAAGACGACGCAGTGCTGGACGAAATCCCGGGCGCGTACAAGTCCATCGACCAGGTCATGGAGAACCAGCGAGACTTGGTGGACGTCGTGCATGTGCTCAAGCAAGTCCTTTGCGTGAAGGGAGCCTGACGTGCGCGAGATCACAGTCAAGATTCACGAAATAGCCGTCGACGGTCTCCCGCCGCGCGAAGGCGATCCCGGATACCAGGAATCGATCGGCCGCGCTGCGTTTCTGTTCGACGGCTGCATTGTCACCGGCTGGCCGTTGCACAAGGACGAGCACCCAGACTTCTACTCGCCCGAGAAAATCGAGCAGCGCGCGACAGGTGGCCGCGGCGGCGCACAGTTCACGCTGGCAGAGCGCCGAGCGCTCGCAGCCGGTCTGCATTGGGTCGCCGACGAGGACGTCGGCCACAACCGCCCGTTCGCCGGCGTAACGCATTGGGTCGAGTTACCCGCGCCGGTGTGGGACATCGAGCGGGGTGACGCATGAAGGTTGCCGAACTGACGGGCGCGCTGCTTGATTATTGGGTCGCGCGCGCCGAAGGCATGACCCACGACGCTGCGACGTTCGCGGTTCCGGCGCATGCCTATTCCACTGAATGGGCCTACGGTGGCCCGATCCTCGGCCAACTAATCAATCAAGGCTATATCTTCATGCGAACTGACGTGCTCGGCCCCGTGCGATGCCTTAACGCATTCGGTGCGATGGACGGCAGCACGGCGCTCGAGAGTGCAATGCGGGCATTCGTACATGGCAGGTTCGGCGCGGAGGTGCCTGATGCAGCTTGATATGTTCGGCGGAGCGCCACAGGTTCAAGCGCCGCCGGCCGCGCCGCTCGAGCGCTGCCCGCGCACCCTCGATATGTTCGACGCGGCACCGCCGCCAGCCGCAGCGCAAAAGAAGGCGAAGAAAGCGGCTGAACCCGAGCCGGACCACAGTGCCGCGCGCGGCGAACATGCCGCGGCGATCGCAGCGACCCCGGAAAAGCTGCGCCCCAGCTGCGCGCCGGTGCCGCCCATGCCAGATGCCAAGGCCAAAGGCCAGCTAGACGCGTGGGTGCGCGAAACGCAGCGGCTTTACCTGCTGTACCTGGTCGGCGCGATTCGGCGAGGCATCTACCGCGACTCGAGCACGGCGAACGTCCGATTTGTGCTGTTGAAGCTGAATGGGCTCGCCGGCGAATGGTGATGCCAAAGCCGCAACACCGCTGCTTCTATTGCAATGAGCCCGCGACGCTGTTGTGTGATTTCACGTTCGGCTGGCCGATCGGCGCGCGAGTGACTGGCATCGACCGCAAGGAGAAAAGGATCCGCGCACTCGCCGCGCCGTACACCTGCGACATGCCGCTGTGCCGTGGCCACGCCGAATACCGCGGCTGGATCCACATCAAGGCGAGCAAGCCTTTAGGCGGGTTCGACAGCCGTGATTACTGCCCCGAGCACGCCGGCTCGACGGACCTGATGACGCAACCGATTGAACAAAGTGAGGCTGAGCGCCTGAAGCACGCCGTGCGCGAGAACGCGCGGCGCCGCATTGAGCGCGAGCGCGGCATTACCTGGTCACCACCGCTCACCGAGCAAGGCGAACTGTTTTGAAGAAATTGCAGACCCCGACCTGTGACGAGATCCGCGCCCTACGCCGCGCCGCGCGCGTGAGCCAGTCCAAGGCCGCGACGCTGGTGCATCTTGCCAGCGGCTCGCGGTGGTCCGAATACGAGCGCGGCACCCGCAGGATCGATGCCGCGAGATTTGAGTTGTTCCTCATCAAGACCGGGCTTCACCCGGAATACAACCCGCTGGAAGAAAAACAATGATCGAAATCACCGCTTTCTCCCTTGCGTCAGGCGAACTGCCGCTGACGCTCAAGACGCTGAAATTCCCCGGCGGAGAGATGCACGCAACGGTCATCGGGAAAGCCGCAGACGCAGTGCAACTGACTGTGCGCGCCCACCTCCCCGACTCGGCCGCAGTGATGGCGCTGCTGATGACCACGGACGCGCTGCGCCGGGCCTATCCCGGTGTCCCGGTGGCTCTGCACATGCCGTACGTGCCATACGCCCGCCAGGACCGCGTAGCGAACCCCGGTGAGGCGCATAGCGCCAAGGTGTTCTGCGACCTGATCAATGCGCAAGGTTACAGCCGCGTGGTGATTCAGGATCCGCACAGCGACGTCGTGCCGGCATTGCTCGAGCGCGTCGAGATCGAAGATCCGCTGCCGGCGCTGCGCGAAGTCGTCGGGCAGATTTTCCTCATCGCGCGCCAGCAACCGACGATGGTGGCGCCCGACGCCGGCGCACGCAAGCGCGTTCTCAAGCTCGCCGCGGCAACCGGCTGTGACGTCGTGTACGCCGATAAGGTACGCGACACGCGAACCGGCCACATCACCGGCACCGAGATCCAGTCGGAACTGCCCGGCGGCCCGCTGCTGGTGGTGGACGACATCTGCGACGGCGGCCGGACGTTTATCGAACTGGCCGCAGCGATCCGCGAGCAGAACTACGTGCATCCCATCTACCTGTACGTCACGCACGGCATCTTCAGCAAGGGGCTCGACCCACTGCTCGAATGCTACGACCGAGTATTCACCCGCAACAACTGGACCGACGATAAGCGCTGCACCGTCGTTTAACTACAACTCCCATACGAAAAGCATCATGATCAAGAACAACCTCGTCCCGTTCAACCTCGCCGACTTCTACAAGACCGGCCACCCGTCGATGTATCCCGCAGAGACGACGAAACTCGTCGCCAACTTCACGCCGCGCAGCGCCAAGTACGCGCCGGTCCTGCCACAATTGTTCGACGGCAAGGTGGTGTGGTTCGGCCTGCAGGGATTCATCACTGAATACCTGATCGGGCTGTTTGGCCGCGAGTTTTTCGGCGTCGGCACCAAGCAGGCAGTGCGCAAGTTCAAGCGTCGCATGGATACCGCGCTCGGGCAGGACACCGTGCCGACCGACAAGCTCGAGGCACTCCACGACCTCGGATACCTGCCGCTCGAGATCCGCGCGCTGCCGGAAGGCGCCCGCGTGAACATCAAGGTTCCGCCGGTGGTGTTCATCAACACGCACCCTGATTTTCCGTGGCTCGCGACCTACTTCGAAACGATCTTCAGCTGCGAGAACTGGAAGCCGTCGACCGTGGCAACGATCGCCTTCGAATTCCGCAAGCTCCTGACCTACTTCGCAGAGGTGACCGGCGCACCGAAGGAATTCATCGACTGGCAGGGCCACGACTTCTCGATGCGCGGCATGAGCGGCGTGCACGACGCGATGCGCTGCGGCGCGGGCCACCTACTGTCCTTCACCGGCACCGACACGATCCCGGCCATCGACTACGCCGAGGACTTCTACGGCGCTAACGCGGACACGGAACTGGTCGGCGGATCGATCCCGGCCACGGAGCACAGCGTGATGACGCTGCGCATCCTGCTCACCCAGCAGCGTCTCGCGCGCTTGCCAGGCAACCCGGGCCTTGACGACAAAGCGCTTCGCAAGATCGCCGAGCGCGAGGTAATCCGCGAACTGGTGACCCAAGACTACCCCGAAGGCATGGTGTCGATCGTCGCCGATTCGTTCGACTTCTGGAACACGATCACGGTTATTGCGCGCGACCTCAAAGATGAGATCCGCGCCCGCCGGCGTAACGCGCTCGGCATGCGCAAGGTGGTGTTCCGGCCCGACTCGGGCGACCCGGTCAAGATCCTTTGCGGCGACGAATACCGCTCGTTTGAGACACTCGAAGATGCCTCGGACGCACTAGAGGTAGACGTTCGAAACGAAGCCCACCAGGCATGCGAAGGCAGTCACTGCTATGGCGAGAGCACCTACACCCGCGTTGCAAAAGTTGGCGATCAATTCTACGAATTCACGTTCGAGGTTGAATACAACCGCCACGATAAGACGTATTACTACGTCGATGGCAGCGCGTTCAAAGATGCGGTCGAGATCGAACGCACGCCCGAACAGAAGGGCGCGGTGGAATGCCTGTGGGATATCTACGGCGGCACCACGACGGCGAAGGGCTTCAAGGTACTGGACGACAGCGTCGGCCTGATCTACGGCGACAGCATCAGCCTGGCACGCGCACGCGACATCATGAACCGCCTCATCGCGAAGGGATTCGCGTCCAACAATGTGGTGTTCGGCATTGGCTCGTACACGTACAACATGCTCTCGCGCGATACGTTCGGCTGGGCCATGAAGGCGATCTACGCGGAGGTTGGCGGCGAACAGGTGGCGATCTACAAAGACCCGGCCACCGACGACGGCACGAAGAAGTCTGCCAAGGGGCTGCTGCGCGTCGAGAAGGAAGGAAGCGACTACGTGCTCCACGAACAGCAGACGCTCGAGCAGTTCGACGGCGGCGAACTGGTGCCGGTTTTCCGTGACGGAAAGCTGCTGCGCACGACGACGCTCGCCGAGATGCGCGAACGCCTGAAGGCATCGTGGACGTGCCCGGCGCCGGGCACCATCGACTGGTCGTAATCCATCAAAACGCGGCGCGCGTCGGTAGGAGCGCGCCGCGCTGCCGTTTGAAGCATCCTAAGCATGAGAGAAGAGAAGAAAAGCAATGACCCAATCGACCGAAGAAGCGCTGATATTCGTTCAGGAAACCATCCGTGCCACACTTGAAGAAACTCTGGTGCCGTGCGAGGCCGATCTCCGGCGAGCGATTGCAAAGCGAGCGGAGAGCTTCATCGATGACCTCAAGAGCATGCCGGCCTACAGCGAGGCGCGCGTCTATGCCGCCGACATTCGCGCTTTGGGCGCCACGCTGGACGAGCGGATACCGAACTGCGCATGGGTGCCTGCTTCAGCGGTCCACTTCGGATGCGGAGCGCAAGCCGCCGGCGACGGCGCGGAATTGAACGTGACCATCAAATTTGACCGGCCGTTCAAGTGGATCGAGCTGCCCATCACGATCACGCCAGCGAGTCCAGAATGACAGACCGAGAACTACTCGAGCGCGCGGCGCATGCGGCCGGCTATGGCGACGGTCACTACGAGGATGGATCGTGGCTAGAGGTCCGCTATGGCTACACGGCAGCCCTCTACCTCGCCCACGACGACGTCGACGGCTACTGGAACCCGCTCGAGCACGATGGGCAGGCTCTCAGACTGGCGAACAAGCTCGAACTGACGATTCGTCATATTGCAGGTGCGGTTATTGTGCGGCGCCACGAAGAGGTCGCGACCACTGAGAGGCATTGCATGAACGATGTCGATGCCGCAACGCGCCGCGCCATCGTGCGTGCAGTCGCGTCCTTGGGGCCAGCATGACCGATAGCGAACTGCTCGAGCGGGCCGCACGCGCTGCCGGCATCGAAACGGCCATCATCTACGACGGCGACGACGAGCGCGGCTGGGGGCCGTACGCCAAGACCGGGAAGCACCAGTACTGGCGACCGCTTGACGACGACGGCGACGCGCTGCGCCTTGCCGTCAAGCTGCAACTGACGATCGCCAACGAGCACATCAACGCCGGCGTCGCCTACTGCACTCGCCCGCTGCCGGGGGGCGGCCTCGAGGAAGATACGTTCCCCGAGGTCCAATCCGGCACGAACGAAAGCGAACTGATCCCCGAGGACTACGCCGCGACGCGTCGCGCAATTGTGCTGGCAGCCGCGGCGCTGGCTTAGTCCTCGTCGTATAGCTCGCAGGCCAGATCGCTGGCGCGCACCAGCACTTCGTGTGATTCGCACCAGCCGCGCTCCGGATCAAACGCGGAGCAGCGCCCGCACCGCCCGTCACCGATCGCGGCCGTCTCCTCGAGGACGCGATTCAACACCGTACCCTGCGCGATCGCGCCCGGAGCTTCAATCACAGGAACCGCCTCTTTTTCGTCTGGAAAGATGAACGTCGACGTGCCGTGCGCGCGCGACCATGCGACGTCGCACAGCATGTTTGCGTACGAGAAGTGAGGGTCGATGCCGATCTTCTTCACGGAGCGACGGTACTTGTTCGTCTCGGGATCCTTCTCGGCGACGAGCGCGGTCTTGGTGAAGTGGTGGAACATGCGCGGCGCGACAGCCGCGAGTTGCGTGACGCCCTTGTCCTTCACTTCCTGCACCAGCCCCTGCGGATCGGGGAACAGGCACTTCTGCTCCACGATGCGCGCCATCGACACCTGCATGCATTTGTACTGGTCCATGCGCAGCGTGTAGCGGTCGCGTGCCTCTTCGTCCGTGCGCCGGTCGGACGCGTCGAGCTTTGGCCCATCGCCCCACTGGATCATGCCCTCGACCATCGAGCCGAAGCTGTCACAGATGAACACTTTGCCCGGGTGACGCGCGGCGAACTTCTTCGCGTCGTTGTAGTTCGGGTTGATTTCGACCACGCACACGCTGACGCCGAACTGCTCCATCAGTTCGGATGAGCGGCCGAACGGATCCGTTGAGTATGTTTCCTCAATGTGGATCGTCGCCTGGCGTCCGTCCGGAAGCCGCTCCTTGATGACGTGCACGTTGAACTGGCCCATCTGGTCGATGCCCATGAAGGTGCCGCGCGCGCGTGTTTTCCAGACGATGCCGGCGATGCGGCCGGCCTCCACGCATGCCGCGCAGTGCTCGAGCGTGACGGGCACCTGGGACGGGTCGGTGTATGGCTTCCCGCGCTTACGGTTGAAGAAGTTCTTCATGTCCGTGGCAGAGCGGTAGGCGTCGATGATTTCGCCGGCGGAGATCGTCGGCGAGAGGAACTGCGGAAAGTGAATCGACCGGATGCGCAGCGGCCGGTCTTTTTTGGGAATGCGTGGATCGATCGGCTTGTCGACGTCCGGATTCTCCGCGATCCACACGCCGCGCTGCGTGTCATCGATCCAATGCCCGTTCGGGCACACGTAGCGATACGCGTCGCGAGCAGGGTCGAACTTGATGCAATCAGGGAAATAATCGTCAAGCGGCTTACGTGCGCCGCAAGTCGGGCACTCGGTGTGGAACTGGTACATCGAGCCACGCTTGTACCAGTGGTGAATGTCTGCGTCCGGCCAGTTCGCCGTCGAGCCCATGAGCGCGAAACGCACCGCAGATGCCGATAGACGCTCGACGGACTTCTCCATCTGCTCGAGCGTCATTTCCTGCACTTCGTCAAAGGACAAAACGTCAGCAGGAATCGACTCGGTCGTGGCGCGGCCGGAGGTCCACGAGAACACGTACAGCGACTCGGCAATCCGGCGCCGGTTGACGTTGCCCTCGCCCGTCTTGCGGCCGGCCCCGTTCTTGTCGTCCTGCGTCATCAGCGCATGCACCTGCGGCACCGAGCGCACCACCGGCATAAAACGCTCAGTGGACTTCAGGCCCGCGAGGTTCATATCCGGCAGGAACATGATCACGGTAGACGGCGCAAAGCGCAGACCGAGGTAGATCGTCGCGAGGATCTCCATCACCGTGAAACCCACCTGCGCGCACTTCATTAGCACGAGCACGTAGCGATAGGCTTCGTCCTCGGTGCTAGGCACCTGATCGTAGATCCACGCCATCGCCGGCCGATCGTCCAGCGTGAACGGCTTGCCATCGACCTTCAGACCTTCGCGCGCGAGGCGCTCGCACCACATGCGGAAGGTCTCGCCCGAGCGGACGACGCGCTGGCTCGCGGACAGCGTGATCGCCGTGTCAATGAACAGCCCATCCCGCTCCTGCGCGAACTCGTCGGTCGAGAACTTCTCCCGCTCCTCGGCGAGCTTCGCGCGGTCGTAATACGGGTTGTCCGACGTGCGCAGGTTGTGCGACGCCCAGCGCGGATCCGAGTTCTGGAGACTGGCGAGGTTCGCGAAGCCATTGCGCGTGCCGGCGGGCTTCGAGAAGAACCATGCCGAGCCGCGGAACTGCGCGAGCAACGGCTCGAGCATGTCGAACCACAGCGGCTCGAGGCGCGGCACCTGCGCTGCATCGTCCACGACGATCAGCGACAGCTGGTCCCACAACTGGAGAGACGGGTCATTGAGCGCCGCAAACCGGATAGAGCCGCCGGTGACGAGGTCAACGCGCGGCCGATCGGGACGGCCAATGACGAGCGGGTGAATGATGTAAAAGACGCGACGCTTCGCCTTCACGACCGCATCCTCATCCGGCAGCAGGAAAGCGGTGTGGTAGCCGTTGACGGCCCCGAGGCGGGACATGAGCAGCACATCGATGGCGAGCGCGCTCAGACCCGATTGTGCGCCCCCGTGAACGACGTTAAAGCGTGCGGCGCTTTCCAGAATCTGCTCTTGGGCCGGGAACAGTTCGGGTAGGTCAATTTCAAATTCCTGCACGCCGGTATTGCCTCGCTAAATCGATTGATAAACCTGCGATTCAGCATGGCGTCACGACCAGAATGCAAAAAGCCAGCGCGCGGCTGGCTTGAACTACTTGGAGAGGACCGGCTGAATCAGGATGTTCTCCCCGCGCGATATCCCGGGATGGATCGAGTAGCCATCGCAGACCCACTCTGAACCGGGAGAACCCGTGCATCGCAGGGGAACAACGCGCGCAGGAACGGGTTCGGCGGTCGGGTCGAAGGGGAGATAGCCCGGGACGTGATACAGGCCGTCACGGACGTGCTCCGCGACGCTGTAACCAGACGTCGCGCCAACCGAAGGGATGCCTGAGCCAAGCGGAACGTTCAGCACGCGGATCGTCGGCGGGAAGCCGGGAGGAAGGCCACCATTCACCACACCCGCGTCAGCAGCTACGGCAGCGCCGCAAGCCGCAGAGAGGGCGAGCAACAAGACAAAACGTTTCATGGCAGCCTCCTTACTTGGCGGCAACAACTGCATCCTGCTTGCGAGCGATATCGACCGCGCGCTGTTCGATTAGCGCGACGTTCTCCTGCTGCTTCTTTTGCTCGGGCGTGAGCGGCGCAACGGACACCTTGGTGGGAGGGTTCATTTCGCCCTCGGTCATCGGACGGCCCGTGATCGGGTCGAGCAACGGCTCGCCAGCCGAGTGCCATTCTTCAGGCGTCATCGGGCAAGCACGATGCACGATCACACCATCATCGCGACGGTACGGAATCCCTCCCTGCGTGGCCACCGCATATCGGATCAGCGGACGTGAGCACAGCACGCCGATGGCCTGCGCACGATAGCCCTGATTCCATAGTGTCTGCGCGAAGTTGCCCGCCTGGCAGTCCTCGTCCTTGTACGTCTTGCCAGACGAGAAGCCGAACTCGCGCACCTGAAAGCCAACGGAGGCCGATCCCATGCAGGTGGTCATGCCCGCGACAAGCCCGGGCGCAATAGCGGAGTTCGCCGCGTAGTTGACGTTTGAATCACCCGACGTCGGAGCGAAAACAACCGCACCGCCCGCGCTGGTAGATGCCGTCGTTGCCGTGGCCCCGGAGGAAACTCCGCTCGTTTGCGCGTTAGCCGCGCTGCTTAACGCGACTGCTGCCAGCGCGAGAATGATGGTGGTCTTTTGCATCACAGTCTCTCTTTGATTTTGAACCGGGACGCGCGCGTGTGGCGCGTCCCTCTCGAAGCGAAGCCCGCGAATTACAGGCCGTTCGATACCGCCGTCTGGATCACGATCGGAGCGCCGCTCGACACAGCGAGGTCCGCGTTACCGGCAGTGTTGGTCGTCACCGCGAGAGCTTGCGAGCCAGCACCGTAGACGCCGCCGCTAACAACCGTATTCGTGCCACCGCCGAGGTCCGTGCTCACCGGGTTAGCCGTGGTGCCCGTGTTCAGCGTCACGTCGCCCTTCGAGTTCGACGCGAAGGCATCGCCCGACTTCGTGTCCGTGACCGTCACAGACTGGCCTGCAACGCCATTGGTCGACGTCGGCTGCGTCACGACAGTCAGGCCCGAGCTGAAGTTCGTGCTCGTCACCGAGTTGTTGTAGCCGCCGCCGTTGGTGGTCACGTTGACGCTGCCCACCGAGCCCGCGCCGCTGTAGCCGCCCGTTGCGCCAACGCCCTGAATGGCCGCCGCGCCAGCCGCGCCTGCTGCGGCATAGCCCGACGAGTTAGCCGTGCCGGTGCCGCCACCCGTCGAGTAGTTCCATGCCGACTGTTGCAGGCTGGTCGAGGTAACGCCCGCGACGTTCGCCGACTGCGACGCTCCGGCCTGTGCGCTCGTCGTGGTCAGCGTCGACACAGCCTGCGCGGACGACGACGAGTGCGACTCGCTGCTGCCGCCCTGCTGCACGTACACGCTGCCGCCCAGCGAGCCGCCCGTGGCTACGCCACCGATTGCAGCCGAGCCCACCGTCGTCGGCTGCGTTGCGTGAGCGCCAGCTGCGCCAAAAAGGAATGCGATGGAAGCGGCGATTTTGCGGATTTGCATGATTGGTCCTGATTTTTCGAGTTGGTCCCGGTGGCCGACCGGGCTGCGGTTTCTTGCGCCGCACGCAGTGCAGCGACGGAACGGATACTGCCATCGCTTTTTGAAAATGTGTGCATCGAGCAGAAAATATTCTGCGCGTGGCGCATATAACCAACTCGGACGGACGAAAAAAAGGGGCGTCGCAATGGACGCCCCCAAACACACGCGCAGCCCCTGGGGGAAACTGCGCGCACAACAAAGGTAATTTACAGGTCGGACATCGGCTCGATGACCTCCGGATAGCAGGGTTTCAGCCGTTCGGGATCGTAAATGCCGTAGACCACGCCGAGGCGCATGGCGACCGTCGGACGCCCGAGCTTCTCGAGATAGACGATTGCGCCAGCACACATGCTCTCCTGCCCGCTCGCGAGATAGTCGCCATCCTCGCTCCACTCACCGCCAGTGCGCCCGTTGTGGACCGTCTTGTGGCAGTGGAACGTGGTGGCATCGCCGTCGACCAGGCTCCCCACTATGCCCGCCAGACGCCCGGGCGCAAGATCAATCGCGCCCTCCTTGCGGAACGGACAGTTCGCGCACGGCCGGCGCAGCGCGAAGAAGGTGTCGAGAATGGACTTCATGAGCGCACCCCGCCCATTTGCGCCCGCAGTTCCTTCGCTCGCGCTTCGTATTGACGTGCCGACTGCGAGTACTCCGACGCGGCGCATTGCGCCTTCAGGACAGCAATCGGGTCGCGTTGGCCGAGAGGTCGCGCCTTCAGGATGCGGATCAGCGAGCGCTTTTGTACCGCAAGGCCACGAAAGTGCGCAGCCTGCGCCCGCAGCCCGGCGATTTGGTCTTTGATCGGCGCGTCCATGTCAGACCGCGATCCCGTAGGCCAGCGCGAACGCTGGCTGATTCTCGTAGTGTTCAACGATTGTGCCGTCGGAGATCTTGACGTTCACGCCCCAGGTGTCAACGTCCTCTTCCACGACGATCAGGAAGCCGTCGACGTGGCCGACGGCGAAGCGGAATGTCGCGCCGACGTCGTTCAGGTCTTTCATGGCCTCGTACATTGCGCGGGCCTGTTCTTGAGTAAGCACCATGATCAGCGCACCGGGTGAGCAGCGAAGCCAGGACGCGGACGCGAGCCGTACGGCGGAACCTCCTGCAGCTGCGCCATCACGCCCCATACGGTGGCGTAGGCGTCGTGCAGCGCAGCGTCGCGAACGGAGTTCTTGAAGTTGCCGTAGTCGATGCCTTCGAGGTGCCCGGCGATCGCACGGCCTACCACCGCACGCGGGATGGACGCGCGGAACCGATAATCCCGCTTCGGCAGCGTCGTGACCGGCCACTGGTCGCCGAATACAACCTCGATATCGCCTTTGCGGCGAGCGCGCACCAGCAGCATGCCGGTGTCGTCCGGATGATTGACGACGGAAAGAAAAGCGTTATTCAGGCAGATCCACATGGCAGTAGCCTCGTTCGGTTAGGGTGAGGCGATTGTGACGTAGCTTTTTCTGCGTGTCACGCAATTTCTGCGAGTGTCGCAGAATATCCCGCCCTTCCCCGCGAGGCTGACTGCCTATCCCGCGAGCGCCATCAGGTATGCGCGCCGGGCGATGAGGGTATCCGCCAGGCTTTGACGCTGTGCAGCGGTGCCGGGGCCGTGTTCCTCGCACAGAGCGCGGATCTTGGCATCAGTGACCGACGCCACCCGCGCGACGCCCGCGAGCAGTTCATCGTGCGTGATATGGCCGAACACGGACGCGGCCTGCGCGTTCTTGCCATTGGTGAGCGATTCAAGCTCGCCCACCTCGGTACCGAACGCCTTGCCCTTCGGCTCGCCCTGCGCGCGGTAGATCAGCGAGCCGCCGACGTCCACGCGCACCGCGCGCCCATGCTCGTCCGCAAGCAGGTTGTCGTGCAGCAGGCCGACGACGTCCCAATTCGCGAGCCATGCATCCACCGCGAAGCCGTCCATCACGCCGTCGACGTGCTCCGAGCCGTCCGTGAACTTCTCGAGCCCGGGAATGATCTTCGACGCGATAGCCGTTTTACCGCCGACCGTCACGGGCTTTAGTTCGGGCACGCGCACGCCGGCCGCCTCGTACAGCTTCGAGGCGAGAATCTCGTTCTTCGCGATGTTGGTGGACTTCGGCACCTTGACGTACCACTCCTGTCCGGCCGGATCCTCGAAGAAGCCGCCCGGGTTCGAGCCCGCCGCCTTCCCCACCTTCGTCCAGTCGTCCACCGACTCGGCGAGCCCCGCCGGCGGAGCGATGCCCGCGAGCGTGGCCACCTGACGATCGACCGAGCGGTTCAGTTCCTCGTGCACCGCGGACGCCGGCGCGAGCGTCACTGCCTGCGACTCCCAGCCCATCGCCGCAGGCGTGCCGCCGACACGCCGCGCGCGGTAGTAGCGCGTCATGGTCTGCGACCGCTCGACGTCGCCGATAAAGCCCGTGATCTCCACCTGCAGGCCCGATTCCTCGAATGCCTCCTTGATCGCGGTCGCCTGCAGCGAAATGCCGTCGTCGGCGTGGCCCTTCGGGAAGGTGGTCCGGTAGCCCGCGAAGCCGTTCGTCGGGCTGACCATCCACACGCGCCCGTCCGGTTCCTCAATGACGACGCCCGCGGCCGGCTCTTTGCCGTGCAGGGACAATTCCGGTTCCTCGAGGTCGTGCATCTGCCCGGGCACGTACTGCCAGCCCTCGAGCGTGCGCGGGTGATCGGCCCACGGCGCGAACGGAACGCCGCTCAGTTCCGCCGGCGCGGCGCCGCCCGGCACGAACACCGCCGTCGCCGTGGGATCGGCCCACGTGTCGGCCGCCGACGGCTCGCTGGGCGCATGGATATGAAAGGGTTTGCCCTGATCGTCAGGGCTGGGATGCAGAGCCGCCGTGGGCGGAACCTTCTTCATGCCGGAGAACAGGAACGCGGTCTTGGGCGGCTCTGGCTTTTTGACGGCCGGCTTCTTCGCTGCGGGCTTCTTCACCACCGCCGCGCCCGGGCTCGCCCACGCGTTGTCCGGTTTGTGCTTTTTCTGGACTTTGGTGTCGTGTTCCTGGACGAACACGCCGTCCTGCCGGGTGTAGCCCTTCACATGGGCTTTCAGGAATAGAACGACGGGCATAGCGCGGCCGGGGCGAATTGGGGATGGTTCGCACTATACCGTCCCGACCGAGCGTGTCACGTCGCCTGTCGCTATTCGCGCACTGTCCAGTAAGGCGATGAATCCGGCAGGCCGAGTAGCGCATTGCGCAGGTTCGCGACGTACGGCTCGAGCGCCGCGGCGTCGAACTGATCCGGATCCACGCCGTCGAGCACCGCAGACAGGTAGACCATGAAAGCGTCGCGCACCGCGAGCCGCGTCTCGCCTTCGATGCGCAGCGCCGTGAGAATGGACTGCCCCAGCTGCTCGGGCGTGTTCCACGGGCCGCGCTCGTAACGATCCGTCGGCACCGGGCCGCCGAGGAACAGCGTGTTCATAGCGCGGCAGCGAAAGTCGAGTTGTGCCTCCACGTCCGCATGCCCGAGCACGCGCAGCGCGTCGGCGGTGAAGTCGCGAACAATGCGGTCCACGACGCTCGCGGTGTTCAGCCACAGGCGACCGTTCTCGAGTTGGCCCGACTCCGGAGCGCCGGCCGCCGCCGGCAGTGCTGATGTGTTTTCCATCTTATTCCTCATGAGGCAGGACCAGCACGTCAACGACGTTCTGGCCGTTCTTGCTTTCGACGCCGGTCACGACGTAACGGCAGTTCGGGTGCAGGATGATCTCACGCTCGCTCGAGCCAAAGCCAGAAAAGGTCGTGGCCATCATACCTTTAACGCCCTTTGTGACGTGCAGCCGCAACTGTGAGGTCTTACCCGAGAAAGCGGCCTTCTTGCCGTAGCTCGAGGACTGGAACGAGCCATCCTGAATCACGGCGCCGATGACCGACTTATAGGTGTCGCCGCCGACGTTCAGCCCGCGATGCAGGATGATGCCCTCGGGCAGATCGACCGCCGCCTTGGCGAACGCCTTGCGCATCGGCTCGCCCGCCTTGAACTCGGCAGAGTCGACGGTGCCCAGGCGCATCGCGGAGTTCCAGTTCCAGTAGGCGCTCCCGGTGTACGCCTGACACGCGGTCTTTTCCTTCTCCGTGAGCTTCGCGAAATTGGTGTCGCTCGCTGCCTTGAACGCCTTCATCGCCGGGTCGCTCGGCTCTACGTTGTGGAACATCTCTTCGTGCGGCGTCGGGATACCGGCACCCGCGTGCTTGTCGAGCACCAGATAGTCCGCCGCCTTGTGGGCCCACTTCGAGAACTTCTCGTAGCCGATCGTCTTGACCTTCGAGGCGATCTGCTTCGCCGCGGCAGAGTACGTCGACGTGAAGCCGCCGCGGTGTTCGATCCGGTACGTCGGCTCGGTCTGCGCCTTCAGTTCCGCCGCTACCTGGTTGACGTACTCCTTTACGTACGCCTTGGACGGGTGCTCCTCGAGCGTGAGCATCTTTCCGGTTTTGACGCCCGTGGCCTTCTCGATCTGCTCGTACTTCAGCCCGAGCACCGCATCCGGGTCGTGCGTGGTGATCGCGGTGTCATAGACCGACTTGATGTCGGCCGTGTTCTGCGCGTTCACAAACGACGAGCTGGACTTGTCGTAGACGTACGGCTGCGGGATGCCCGCTTTGTTGAAGCCCTTCGCCGGAACCTCGATCTTCACGTACGAGCCGCCGAACTGCTCGCCCTTCTCAACGACCTTCTCGCCCGGTTTGAGCTTCACCCACGACACGTCACTGACCTTCTTCGCGGCAGGCTTCTTCGTTGCGGCCTTCAGCTTGTCGGCCATTTTCGCGACGTGCGGATACTGCGACAGCATGTCGGCCTTGCGCGCGATCAGCGTGTTAGCCATGCGCTCGCGCTGCGTGGGGTCGCCCGGGCCGTACTGCTGGCAGTACTCCTTGATCGCATCGTCGGAGATGGCCGCAACTTTCGCCACCGAGGCGGCAATGTCCGCCTGGCTCATCTTCCCGAACACAGCAGCCGTGTGGGCGTTCTTCTTCGGGTCGAGCATGGTCTTAAGCTCGATGACCTTGTCCGTGAACTGCTGCTTTTTGCCGCCAGCGCCGCCGTACAGCAGCGCCCCGCCCGAGTCGATGCGAACGGCAGCGCCGTCCGGCTTGATCAGGATGTTGTCGTAGCCCTTCGCGGGGTTATTGCCGACCGCGTCCCAGTTCGCGAGCCACGCGTCGACGGCAAAGCCCGAGAGCAGCCCCGGCGCCTTGCCGGCGAGAAGCGCGTCCTTGTCCTGTTTCGCGCCAGCGACGATCCTCGAGGCGATACCGACCTTGCCGCCTTGCGTGATCATCTTGGTTTCAGCCGCATCGACGCCCGCGAGCGCGTAGAGCTTCGAGGCAAGCAGTTCGTTCTTGACGACCTTCTCACCGCCGGCCGGGAACTTGCAATACCAGGCGATGCCCTGCGGATCCACATACGTGCCGCCGTCGTTATAGCCCTGCTGGCCGCCCGTTTTGGCCCAGCCATCGATAGACGCGGGCGCGGCCTTCGGAGCCGCTTGTGAGGCGGCTACGACCTTCGGTGCAGGTTTTTGGGAGGGAGCAGCAGCGGTATCAGGCGATGCAGCGACAGGTGCAGTGCCGACGCCGTCCACCGCGAACGTACCGATGCCAGCCGATTTATAGCCCTTTGCCTGCTTCTGCTTGGAGAGCTTCACTGCTTCAGCGTCCGCCGCCGCGTGCGTGGCGAACGTTTTGGTGGTGACAGCGCCCTTCGAGCCGATCTTCCCGTAGTGGGTGTGTACGTGCCACTTACCGTCGGCGCCCTGATTCAGAGCAACCGTCCAGAACTTGTTGTGCCCGTCGCCGGTGTGCGTGTACTTGAAGCCAGAAACCTCCTTCTTCACAGCAGCCGCCGGCGCGGCAGCAGCAGGCTCGCCTACCTTGTGCCAGCGCCCGTCCTTGAATACGAGCGCGCCGTCCGCGCCCTGCTTCGTTTGGCCTTCCTTCGGGCCGATCTCAACGGCGGACACTACCGCCGGCGAGCCGTGACCCTCCGGTGGCTCGTAGCCTGCTCCGCCGATGGCCTGCACCGCAGCCTTCGGCACTTTCACGCCGTGCGTCGTTTCAAGCCACGCGGCAGCTTCGTGCGGAGTCGCGAAGTCGTCGTGCTCCATGTTCGCGTCGTCGGTTATATCGCCGGTCTTCGAATAGATCGCCTGGAAGCCTTCGTCGTGTTTGACGATATACGCAGCCGGATCGCCGCCGCCAGAGGTGTCGCCCCATGCGATCGACGGGTATCCGGAGAACGCGGGATCGACCGCCTCAAAGTCCCATCCGCGCATCGGATCCGTCGGCGCGGCAGACGCGGCCGGTGCAGCGGCAGCCGCCTGTGCCTTCGCCGCCTCGAGCAGTTCGCCGACGTATGCCTTCGTTTTCGGCGCGAGCAGCTTGTCGTGCAGTTCGGTTAGCCCCGCAATATCGCCCTTCTTCGCCATCGCTATCGCCTTGACGCCCTGCGACTGCTTGATGCCCAGCGGGATAGGCGGCAGCGCTGGCGGAGTGGTCGCAGGAGCGGGCGCCGGAGACGGGATCTTCGTCCCAGGCGCCCCTTGCGTCGCCGACACGACCGTGACCGGCTCGGTCGGCGCGGCAGCGGGCGCGTCCTTCAGCCCCGGATGACTCGCCATCTTTTGCCCGGGCATGACGGTGTGGGTCGAACCGAGCATCGCGAGCGCCTGATTGGCGAGCTTCGTCGCCTTGACGCCGTAGTTGTTCGAGCCGTAGCCCATCATCAGCAGCGTCTTAACGTCGCCAGCAGCCGCAGCCTTCGCGATCGCGTCGAGCTTCGCGTTCACACCCTTAGCGTTGGTGTTCGACTCCGGCAGCTTCGCCGCGTCGATAGCCATCGTGATCGCCGCCAACTTCGCGTTCGGGCCGACGGCCGGCGCGGAATTTTGAGCAGCAGCGACGACCTTCGGCACCGGAGCCGGCTCGGGGTTCGTTGCGTCATCAAAGACGAGCTTGTGCGCGAAGGCCTGCGCCGCGTTCGTTGTGGTGAAAGAGCCGTGCTCGACGCCGTCGACCGACAGCTTGTAGCCGCCCGCCTCCAACTCGGTGATCACCACCGGCTGGCCGTCGTACGACGTTTTGATGATCTTCGGCACGAATTCTGGCTTTGACTCCGGCGCAGGCTTCGGAGCTTCGAACGATTCCGGCGTAACCGGCGCAGCGGCCTCGGTCGGCGGGTTCTTCTGCTGCCAGGCGACGATCGAGTTTGCGAACTCGTGCCATTGGCCGCCCGCGGCGATTTCCTTCGAGATTGCCTCCTGCTTTTCATTCGGGGCGTCGAGGAACGCCTTGATCTCCGATGCGGTCGGGCTCTTGCCGGCGAGAACGTTCGACTTCAGCGTCGAGAGCTTCGCGGCAAGCGACGCCTTGTCCTGAATCTCGGTCGCGTGCTCCATGAGCACATGCACCTTGTGGTCGTGCGGAAGTTCGCCGAACCATGCGTGCTTCGAGAGCGCCTTGTGCGCGAGCTTTTGAGAGTGGGTGCCGTCGCCAGCGAGGATCTTATGGCCGTCGTGGTCGTCGGCCACGTGAACCGACGTCCAGTGCCCCGGCACAACCACGCCGTCGTGGCGCGTGTACGTCGGGATATAAACCTTCTTTTTGACGGTCGCCTTCAGGAACAGAAGCGGACGACCGGAAAATCCAGCGAGGGTGGTGTTCGACATGGGAGCCCCGATTACGATGAATCGAGGCTACCGTCACGACGACCGCGAGAAACCCGCGTTAATCGGCCTTAGAAGGGGACGTCGTCCGGCTTGCCCGAGCCTTCATCAGCTTGACCAAAGTCGTAGTGGCGCGCGCCCTTTGTTCCGAAGTCAAGTGGCTCAAATGGGACGTCATCCGCGTCTGCCAGTTGCTGCATGCGCTCGAAGTTTTCGATTTCTTCGGCGGTGAAGTCGGGGTTTTCATCAAGGAACTCCTCAATCTGTTGTTG